TAGCCTCGTCATCCGTTGCAAATTCATCAATAGCGGCCTTTTGTGTGTCGTGGTTTGCAACCCTCCACATCAATTTTAATTGTGCGTAGCTCATGTCGTAATTGTTGCCATGTCAGTATCTCCCAAATCCGAATCATAGAATATCACCTCCCGAATCCAAGAGGTTTCTACCCTACCGTTCAACTCAAAACTTGTCAAACTTGCCCCCGCTGTGAAGTTGGCGTTGCCTATCGCGCTACCATCTCTGTATACCCGCACATTGCTACCATTCCATCGGATAGCTACCTTACCATCAAAATAGCCACCGGCATCTGCTGTGATAGCGTTTGTAACCGTTTGCGCAACGCCTCCCGTTGCCGCTACCACGCTTGTAGTGTTGATGGTTATTCTGTTGCTTGTAGTGCCGTCAGATAGGCGGATTTGGTTGATGTTACCAGTTACCGCGCTAATCTTACCATTGATTAAAATAGTGCCTGTAGTCGCGCCTATGATGCCGTTGGTGATAATACTCGCCAAAGTCACAGCATCAGCACTACGCGCCACCGCTAGAGTGGTTGTGGGAATGTAACCAGTAGCATAAGACCCAAGCTCCAACTGCGCCCCCCATACTATCAAATCACCCGCTTCGCCGCCTGTCAGGTTATAGATATGCACCCCCTCCCCGCTATGTGATGCGGCTGTGGTGAATCTGTAATCAAACCTCTGCCATGTGGTTGTAGCCGTAAAATCGCTCGATAAATCGGGAGAGCTACCATCAAAATAGCTTAGGCGGAAGCCTTTCGTGCCGCTCGCTGACCTCGCCCAAACGCTCATTGTGTAGGTAGTCGAAACGGTCATTGTAACCGCTTGGAATACCCTAGCAGCCGCGCTCACTGTCATGGTGATGGTGTCGGCATCCGTGCCACCGTTAGGGCTTACAGTAGTGTTAGCCGTTACGCTTGCGCCTCCCTGCGTTACCCATGTGGTGCTAAAATCTTGGCTTTGCAGCAAAAGATTGGTGGCCGCAGGGTCAAGAGCCAAAGCAGGGCATGAACTCAAAGAATAATCGAGCGCAGGCACATTGGCCGCTATCGTTTCAACTAAACTGCTTGAGTTCAATCGCGTTTTGCTACTCGCCCGCGTTACCGTAAGATCGCCATCCCCATCCGTTGGCACTTGGGCATAGAGCTTTGAAGCCTTATACCCCGAAGGCACAACGATCATGGATGCGCTTGTATACTTGTTGAATGCCATTAGCTTATTCGAGCTTTGAAGTTGTTGACGATTGCATTTGCCTCATCGTCTGTAAGTACCTTAGCAAAGATACAAACGGCCGCAAGGTCGGTTTCGCAGAAGTTGGAAGATCCATCATAACCGATATAGGGAGCCTCTATTAAAGCGGAGGCATCTAAAGTGATGTTTGTCCACGAATCATAGTTGACCCGAAACTGCGAGCTTGCCCCGTTTACACGAAGCTGAAAGACGTTCCACACATCACGGGGAATCTCTATTGTGGCATTGGTTGGCCCCGTTCCGGTGCTTATGGTGAGGTCTGGGGCTGTGGCCGTGATAATACTGAAGTTACCGATAGAAGCCTCTAACAAGTACTTTCCGCTTGTGCTTTCAGTCAACCTCAGCAGCATCACAAGGCTGAAAGGCTGATTGATATTTAGGCTTCCATTGGATAGGTAGCTCGAAGCCCCATCCAACTGAGCGTAGAATCCACCTTTGTAATTAGGCGTAACATCTACCCCTGTGAAGTTGTTGCTGTTTCCGCTCGAATCACTCCAAGTGGTGATAAGCCCCAAAGTCGTTTCTACCCCGCTATCCTGCAGAATCAATTCAGCATCTGGAATGGCCGATATTGGGAACTTTGTCAACGCTTGCGCTTGTGTGGCCGAGTTGACGTAGCCGGGCAACACCCTGCTTCCTGTGCTAATGGCTGAGCTAACTGACTTACTTTCCACACTCAAGGCCGTAGCACCTACAACAGCATCCTCTGAAAGAATGAATGTTTCAACGCTGCCATCTGAACGCTGAACAGAAATCGAATCCCCCGCAAAACCCAAGGTATACGAAAGGGCATAAGAAAGAGGTATTGAAGTAGTAGTGCCCGCCACCTCAGAACCTATCCTGCCATTTATCGGATTGCTCAACCCATCGTCTACGCTTCCAGGTGGTAAGTAATCAGAAACAGAAGGCGTGCTATAAATGCCGTTGCGATCTTCATAGATGTCGTCATCATTGACTGTTTGCGCTGTGCTTTCGACTTTCAATTCATACGCCTCTGATTGCACATAGCTCGCCCTAGCGTTTAGCTTTAGCCAATTCCAAAGATAGTCGCGAGAACCAAGCCTGAAGGCTCTGATAGGGTTTATATCCCCGTAGTAGTTAATGTCAAATAACCTTCGCGGCAATTCAAAAAGCTGCATCGCTTTGGTAAGCAAAAGAGAAAGTAAAGGCTGAGGCGTTCCTACCCCGAACCTCGTCCAACTTACGCTATCCACAAATTTGCCCGTAGGAACTGCGGGGGCTGTTGGGTCGTATGCTTGAATCTTGTTAGCAGTGTTTGCGCTGTTTATCGCATCAGCTAAATAGACCTCTCCAAAATCATTTTCAAAGGTGGCGTTTGCTTCAACGGTATTTGTAACCGTGTACTTCCTTCCTGTTAAAGATGGCCCCTGCGGAGCTGTGGAACCTAGGCCAATTTTCACGCCTCTTTCGCTGATGTTTTGGCCCGTGTTAATCGTGCCTAAAGTCATAGTGCCCCCTGGAACATTTGGCAACGTGCGAAGCTCTGCCGTGTAGCTTATTTCGATAGTGCCGTCAATAGGCACGTCAGGCGTTTGGAAGTACTTTACTTTATACGGTGTTGGTGGCTCAACCTCTCGTGATGAACCAGCTGGAACAGTTACCTCAAATCCAATCAAGTTAATTCTTGCAACGCTTGTTGTCCATACACCTTCCCCGGGATTAGCTCCAGATGTTAAATAATATGTAGTGGTGCTGCCAACTAGTTTTATCGTTGCTACTATTTGCAGCCTTTCCGTTTGGTCAATGATAGCCCCGTTTACAACTTTGTGGAATCCGACCTCAGTCCTAAACCTTACGCCCGAATTAGCATCTTCTAAAAGGTCGCGCATCGTGTAGGTGGTTGAAACCACCCGCATCCACTCTACATTGATAGCGATATTATCATCTGTCTTGTATCGTATCTCGAAAGTTCTTGCCGCGGGAATGTATGTCCAGCTTGAATCGGTGCCTACCCTGTTTATATCAGCCGTAGCCGAAAGAGCGAAATAAGGGAAGAACGCTGAACCCCTCGAAGTCACGCCCGTAGCGGTCGAAGGGTTTGCGTTTGCGCCTATCGCATAGCTTTTTTTGTATGTGTTAGAGTAGATTGTAGTGCCCTCTTCTATTTGGTCTATCTGCTCGATATTCCATAGACCATCAGCCAAAAGAATGCGGCAATTAAGCACTTTCAAAACCACTTCCAAATAATCGTAATAGCTCCTGTAAACAGGATCTCCATTCTCATCTTCGGTATACTGCCCCCCAAAAGCCGGAACGAACATAAATTCGAGGGTGTCGTATGTATTCGCGGGAGTCCCTGAGTACGTTTGCTCTTCCGTCCATTTGACTGCCGTCCGTAAAAAGTCGTCACTAGTAGCCCATAGATTGCCGATGTCGGCATCTTTCAGGATTGATATAACACTTTCCGCTACGTTGTTAAATTCAGATATAGCCTTTCGAACCCCCTTCAACCTCGCTAATCCATCCGTTGCCTGAATTTCTACCGATGCGGGAATGGTCGAATAAGGAACGCGCAGCAAATCTTGAAGAATAGGCCCCTGCCAAAAGATTGAGCCGTCACGGTATAGCCGTACAAAAAAGCGCGTTTCCTGCACTTGGGCAATGTCATCTACATAGTCCAAGTCCTCCTGACTACTGCAAACGAAGTCAAATACTACGCGGCTCCCCTTTATAGGCTCGTACCACTCATCACCGCGCTTGCCATATTCAAGCTCAAAAGCATCTGCCCCAAGCTCCATTCGCTTATATTCAACAAGCTCTGTGAGGTCAACAGGCAAACAGTCGATACCTTCAACCGTTCCACCATCAGCGAGAACGCGGTCAGAATAGCTTGTATAGCTCGTGTCAAATAGGTGAACCTCCCATTCATAATTCTCGCGGGTGTCGGTGAATTTAGCCTTGTATTTCGTTGACATTAGAATCTACCTTGTTGCCCTGTTGTTCTATCCCCGCTTGCTATTAAATCAGTTCCGAATAGCTTGAAGATTCCGCTAAGTGTTCCACCGCTTCCACCCATACCGCCTGCGACTTGGCCGAAGATCTTCCCAAAGCCAATGCCCGGCATGAAACTACTAAGGATAGCCGATAGGACTAACGATGTGGCCGCAGCCGCTGCAAGCTGTTGTATAAGCTGTTTTAGCCCATTTCCGAATGTTTCAAAGAAGCTCTCCCCATTGATAAGGGCCGCTTCAAATGCGCTGTTTAGAACGCTTCCGAATAGCTCCCCTGCCATGTTTGCCCTTTCAAGCTCCCCGTAGTAGTCTTTCAGCTTTTCAGTGACATCTTCAAGCTCCACGCTCATGCGGGAAAGGGCTTCCTCCATTTCGGGGTCGGTGAGCCTATCCATTTCAACGATAGGGCCGCTTATGTCGATGGCAGATGCTCCGAAGGCATCTTCTAAAATCTGCGCTGTCAGGTTGGCCGCTGCTCCAAGGGAGTGCCATCTTTCGATTTCCTCCTTCGTTGGGGCTATCGTGCTACCTGATTGGCCGCCTTTTGCCTTGGGCATACTTCCCGCCTCTTGCGCTGCTTGAACTTCTAAAGTAGCTTTCTTTTGTGCATCCAATGCCGCATTGGTAGCGGCTATCTTAGCAAGTACAGCAGGATTACCCGTAGCTGTTGCGATAATGTCCCCAAACTTTTGCCACGCGCTAACGCCATCCTGTTTGAGGTAGTCTACTAATTCTGTTGTGGCCGATAGCAAACCTGAAACGCCATCAATAGCATTCTTCCAAAGGCCGCTATCGCCTATCGTATTCAAAAGGTTATCGTAAGCATCTCCAAGATTGGAAACCTTACCCGATAGCGTTTCAGATATGGCCGCAGTCGCACCGCTTACCCCCTCAACTTCACCTAATCCTAGAATGTAATCCTGAATGCTCTCGGCCGTAAAATCTACTTGCGTTTGCACGCCTTTGAAGGTGAACTTCACATTATCCCCTTCTTTCTGCGCTCGAATGCCGAACTCTTTCAAACGCTCAAATTCCCCTACTTGGGCATCAATAATAGCCTCAGCTAATTGATCAAAGCCTTTGCCTGTTGCAGCCGCTACATCCCCTAGCTTTCGCATCTGTTGGATGGTGGGAACAAAGCCCTGATTCGCCAACTTTACAAAAGAGCCAGTAAGCTCTTGAACGCTAAAAGGTGTCTGAGCTGCGAAGTCTTTAATATCCGATAGGGCGAGCTGTGCCGCGCTGCTGCTCCCTAGTGTATTGGTTAAAACTGCCTCGAACTTTTCAAACTCACCGCGCACCGCAATGATCTGCTTTGAAAAGCTCATAACGGCCTGAACGCTGAAAGCCCCTGCAATGATGCCGCCTATCTTCCCGAAGCTGTCACGCGAAGCACTCTCCGCCCTCTTGCCCGTGTTCTTAATGTCCCCCTCCATGCGATTAAGCGCAGATTCGAGCTTGTCGATCTTCGCGCCTATCTCAACATACATCTCAGATACTTTCATCGCTTAATGGGGTTCCAGTTTTTCAATCTCTCTAGGGTTTCATCGTCAAACACCTCCGAAGTCTTTCCGTCTATCGGCAAGGGTAGCATCTGCTGAGGGGTCACCCTGTCACCTTTGGCGATATGGATGTTCACTTGCCACGCTGCGAGGTTTCGCATCACGCTATACATCTCGTATCGCTTGTTTCTATCCCCTCTCACTCGGTGGGTGAACTCCCGAAAAGTCATGTCCTCAAACTCCGCCTGACGTAGCCCTAGCTCACCGCACGCCACGTCCAAAAGGTCATCCCACGTCAGGCGATCTCCTCCCCCGCTTCGCCCTTCTGCTTGATGGTGATGGTCTTGATAGCCTCAGTCAGCACCTCGACAATAATAGCAGGCTCCCTGTTCACATGACTGAAGCAGTCCTCCAAGCTCACCTCCGGCTCTACCTTATCGCGGTCACAAGCGGCCAAATGAGCAGCATACAGGATATTGGCGAACGCTTTCCATTCGCTGATCTTTATGCTCCTCTTCTGATTCTCGGCTTTGATATTACGGAAAAAACCTAAAGCCGTATCAATTACGGCATAGGTTTCATCCAAGTATTCATGCCCGAGGATCTCGGCCAAATGGAGCGATGCTCCGTTATTCCACGTCCAACGCATTAGGAAGCTACATCAATAGCAACGGGGCCTGTAATCTGCAAAGTGGTATCGCAAGTGCTTACCTCGTTCTTTGGGCCGTTCCAATTCAATGAAGACACCAAGCAGTTGCCTGTGATAACTTCCGATCCCGAGGTTGAATCTCCGTAAACGAAAGGAAGCTCAGTACCCGCCTTCCAAGCGGTAAATACGTCAGTGAAATTGGCAGAGCTTACGTCAGGGTCAAAGGTAAAAGTGGCTGTAACCGTTCCGGTCTGCTCCCCTGGGAGATACTCTTTGCTCTTATTGCTTTCGTAGTTGGTGACGTCGATCATGTCAGCTGTTAAGCTGAGAGCTGAGGTGGTAACTCCTTTAAGGAAGTTGCTGTTGATTTCTAGGCGAATTACGCGCCCGTCCTTTTGTGCCATTGTGGAATTTGTTTGATGTCACAAATTTACGAAGCAACAAAAAAGCCCCGACCCGTAGGCCGAGGCTATCCCCCTAACTCAAACTAGGTTTATGAAGAGTAAGCCACTCTGTACATTTCGCTTATCTCCTGATCTTCGTGCATTACAGACGTGGCGTAGGCTATTTTTTGCGAATCTCCTAATTGCATCAAAGAATTGTAAAGGCTTACTTTTTCGTCTTTGCCTTCAACTTTCCACATCTTAACTGCATCTTCAATAGTTTCGATGCTTGTGTTGGCAGCTATACTGTAAATTCTTTCTGAAGTTGCCATGTCGCTTGGTTTTTATTCGTTTGACGAGGCTAAACTACAAAAGGTTTCTATTCTGCACAAATTATTTTTCAAATTATTTGAAATAAAAAAGGGGCGCAGGCTGGACACCAAAAACACCCCTTTAAAAAGAGAATGATGAGAACACGCCAAAGATAGGCAAACTATTACACGCTCGCAACCCTTACAAGCCAATCCATCGTAACGCTGAACTCATACCTGCTGCCGTTAAGCAAAGGCTCCACATAATTCACGCTCTGTATCTGCTGAGTGATAACATTAAAGCCCGTCACCGTGATAGTGTCAAAAGTAGTCGGCTGCATGATCTCCGCAACCGTATTCCCTAGTTTGTTCACGTCCCTAACACTCACCACCGCCTGATCGTTGGCGATGGCGCATTTAATACTTACGCTGCAATCGTAGATAAACTCATCCTGCGGCCCTGTTTCCTGTTGGCTGATAGGATAGATGTAGATGTACGCATCCGCGCTAAAATCGGGGCTTTCAGAGGTGTATACCGGAATGGTGCCAGAAAGCTCGCTCACATCCGTAAAGCAGGTCGATAGCTCCATCGTACCCCCGTCATTTAGCACTCTCTGCACATAGCTCAACTCGTAAGGGTAAACGGTATTGCCCGCTTGTACCTTGTCGGTCAAAAGCGTATAAATAGCCTCAATGATAGATGCCTGCGCTAGTTTCATGCTTCCAAAGTTACAACCTCACGAAGGCGGTTTTTTAGCTCTGCATAGTCCACCGCCTCCCCGTTCCGGTACCTTTCAAAGCCCCAAATGTTCACCCCGCTTTTAATGTCAATGATGTAAGGGGCATCTTCGCCAAACTTACAAGGGGGGAAGCCTAAATCAATTAGCCTGTTCTCGCTGATGAAGTCCAACGACCTATTGGCCTTTTTATCCCATAATACCCCATCCCAAAAGGCAAGCTCAACGGCTTCCCTGCTAAATAGCCTCCCCGCTCCGAATAGCTTGTTCGCGTCCGTTTTGCCGTACTTCCACACAACAGCAGATTCGCTCTCTGGGTGCATGAAATAAATCGAATCACACCCCACGTTATGCGCTCTGCTGTCTATCGCTTCAAAATACAGCTCATCCCCCTCAGGTAAGAAAACGTCATCGCTTCCGATCTGCAGAAAGAAGTCCGCCCCCGTGCTATTGAGTGCCTCCCGCATCAAAGTATTGTGCTTCGTGCTTAACGGGGTATTAGGGGCGAATACCACTCCTCCAGGCAAACCGTAATTTTTCAAGACAAAATGCAAATCTTCTAGCTCGCTCCATGCAACGAAGAGAAAAAGGTTGACCCCTTCCGCCCTCCAACGCTCCTGCATATTAGCAAACCCCGCAAGCGATATTTTTAGAATGTCGTGCCTTCCGTAGATCGGCATCCAAGCGCAGACGTTCACCATTAGCGCACCGACCTCATTAGCTTCTGAATGGCTCTGATATAACCGGGAATAACGTCACGAAAGGCGGGGCGAAGAAATGGCCGAGGCCCTCCGTTTGGCCCAGTTCCTACGGGTGTGCCAAATTCAATGTAGCGGGAGTAACCTAAGTTAGTGCCTACTGCGTTCTTGCTCGATACGTTGATTCCTATCAAATATGTGATTTTAGATGCCATCTTGCCAAGCGGAACAAATCCCCCTGACCTCGCGTGACTAATACTACCCTTCAAAATACCCTTGTCAACGGGCACCTCCTCTTTCGCCAATCGCTCCACCTCGAAAGCAGCGTAGGCCGTTTCCTTGTCAATCAAATCGCTCACGCGCTCCCCGTACTTGGAAACCTCGCGCAAAACCTTGTCGATCTCGCTTTGCTTAACCTTAAACTCTACTTGCATCTATGCCTGCTGTTCGATACATTCAAACATCACAAATAGCCTATCGTCACTTTCTAACGCAGGGCCGCTCAAAACTAAATTGCGCCCCCTGTACACCACCTTTGCAATCCCATCGGGAAAGTCGGCCCCATCCACCGAAGCAGACCAATCAAGGCGGCTCGCCATCGTTATCTTATACCTTATGTCGTTCTTCAACCTCCCTTCGTCCGCCCGCCTGTTGGAACTTACCCTTTCCACCTTCGCCCAATCGGTAAAACTGAGGACTAAAGAGGATCTCTTGCCCCCCATGCCATCGCTTTCGGTTTCGCGAATGTAGACGGCTACTTGCTCATTCATCTGCCCCGCGTTCATCACCAATTCAGCTTTGTGCGTTCGCGGTCTAGGAGGCTGCTAAGATTCGCTTTGAGGTTGGTTACTATCGTACCCGTCACCGAAATACCTTTATGCTTGTAAAGTTCGTCCACGAGCTTGTAAATGGCCTCTTTGATATTTTCGGTGATCTCTATCGGTTGCATCCCTACAACGTACAGTACCTCCATACTGTCATAGCTTCCCGCGCTCAATACGCGCAGCCTGTCGCCCTTCAAGAGGTAGTAATCCGTGTCAGCTACTAAAGTGGTTTCCGTGTTGTCTTCGCTGTAAGCCTTTACGCTTGTGATTGATCTCACCGGACCGACTAAATCGAGGTAAAGGGTGGTGCCCTCCAAATCGCGCTCGTCTGCGAAATTCCACACCTCAAGGGTTAGGTTGTCCACGTTGATATACTTGCCGATGTATTGCTCAATCCATGTGACAGCACTATCTATCTGTTGCTGAATTAGGGCATCCTCTGAGCTGATATTGGGAATGCGGGAGTATAGCCGCACCTCCGCAATACTGACGGGGTTAGCCTTCTTGACCGAGGTTAAAGTTAGCCTTGTTCTCATAATGCTTTGTAATTCTGTTAAGCAACTCTTTCGCCTCCTTCGTCCTTCGGGGAGGTATTGTCAAATCATCGAGCAAAGCCGCCACAGGCTTGTAAGGCTCAGCGTAACGGATGTTAATGTAGTGCTTGGCTTTCTCTTCAGGGAGATCAACAATCTGATTCTTCTCGAAGTCCATCACAGCCTTTCGCATTTTCACTTGCATGACACAAAGATACAAAAGAGAAAAGCCCCCTCCGGCTTGTTTTATGGAGAGGGCTTTGTTGGCCGGTGCAGACTACCTGCGCTTTAAAGGAATTTCCAACGTATTTCGGTTATCGGCCAATGGGGTTAGTCAATTTACTCCTCGCGTACTTCAATATAATTTGCATTGTAAATGTATTGAGGATCGTTATTAAATGGCAGCCCGTAAATACACGAATGTATAACAATGCATTGTCCTTTAATCGTTTCTATTCTATCGCCTTCTCTAGGCATGGTATCCAAATCAATGTCGTAAAAAATGCTTGGCCCAGCTTCATCGCTCATTATGATATTCCCCCATTTTTTTCTGTATATATCTAGCGCAGCATTATATTCTTCTATGCTAAGGAAGGGAAAGATTATTCTAACTTGCATTTCTTTCTCGCTTTGGTTTACGCAAAGATAAACGAAAATAATTTGCCCCACAAAAGAAAAAGCCTCCCAGCGACGGGAGGCTCAAAACCAAAGCGACCGAGAGCAGAACGCCCTCTTTGCGGCTTCAAAGATAATAAAAAAGCCCCACACATGGCGGGGCTAAATTATCCACATCAATCCTTACGATGCCTCGCCTGTGATAGCTGAGATAACGTCAGAGAATGTATCGTAGAATACAGCGTTATCGTGGAAGCGGGCGTGCGCCAAACGCTCCTCGATACGTACAGTTGTCAAGTTCTTCTGCACGTTGTCGCTATCCTGCTCGAAGAAACGAACAGAAGGAGCTTCACGCTGGAACAACTGGCCTTCGCTCATGCTGTCATAAACAAAGAACGATCCGGCTGCAACCGCTGAAGTGTGGCTGATAGGCATTCCGAAGATGGTAGCTACGCCTGTGCCGTTGTCAAAGTAGAAAGGCGATACATACTGACCGTTGCTACCCTTCGCGCTCATCATTTCGTAGTACTCGATAGGATTCACCAAGATGGTGTTGGCGGTGAACTCCTGAGAAGCGAGGTAAGCGATAGCGGCTGCGATAGCATCCCACTTGTAAGGCTCCGTGCCCGCTTTGAATACGATACCTAAGTCGGTAGCATCGGCTGCGTTTACGGCCAAGCCTGCGAGGTTGGTACCTGTTCCGTCACCGGTCAACAGCTGGCTGTCCTCCTGGTTGAAAAGCTGTCTGCGAAGCTCGTAGCTCAAGTAAGTAGAGATTCCTGCGATATCGCCCAACATTTGGTTAGAGATACGCAAGAAAGCAGCGATAGTCTGCGCATCATAGCTTTGGGCTGCGAGGTCGCGGTCGATCTGTGCTTTTGCGTTGCCTTCTGTTTGGTTGGCGGCTGTGCCCTCACCTCCGGTATCTTTAGGAAAGCGAACAAGCTCGCCCGTCATAACGCCTTGGCGAAGGAAATTACGCACGCGGTTCTTGCGCTCAGGCTGTGGAAGGATAGACAAAACGGTCTCTTCGCCCACTTGTCCAGTAGTGGAAGCCGCGAAAGTCATATCGCCAGCAGCCTTGGTGAATAAGCCTTTGCTGTCCAACTCCACCTTGTGGCCGTTCTTCATGCGGCTGAACTCGTCCTTCTTGGCTACCATAGCCTCGTAGAACTTCTGCTCGATGGTCTTTTCAGCGGCTTGAGCGTTGCTCATACCCTGCTTCTGAAGCTCTTTGAAACGAACTTCGATGGCGTCCAACTGCTTTTGAGTTTCCCCGAAGTTGTCGGCCAACTTTGAAGCCTTCTCGTTGTGTTCGCTAATCAAAGCCTGAAGCTCTGACTTTACTTGGTCGCTGTATTCGCGTTGGCCCTTTTCGATTTGGTCGAGGCGGCCTGTGATCTCACCATTGAGGTGAGCCAACTGCTCCTTGATGTTCAATTCAGACATTGTTTTGTCAGTTTTTGGTTGAGGTTATTTCGCGCCACATCTTCAAGATGTCCGGCTCGTTCTCCTCGGAGTGCGTAGGCGGCTCTTCGGTTTGGAGTGAACTCAATTCTTTCCGAATTTGAGCGCATTCAATTTCAAGCAAACGAAACGCATCATCGGTCAAGCCTGTGCCTTTCCGAAGCGTGCGCTCCATGTTTTCAAGTCTTTTTATCACGTTGGCGGCTTGCTCAGGATTCATATCCTTTACGCCAATCGTTGGGGTGTCGGGATTAGCCCCAAATACTACGGAACTAACCTCCCATAGCTTCACTTCTTTGAATGTGCGGATTCTATCCCAAGGCTTCGATTCGTCTTTGATATCGTCCTCGAACTTCACGCCCTGAAAGCCTACGCTGTGCTCATTGATAATTCCCTCCTCATAAAGCGCTAAGGCATCCTTCCCCCTGTTGCTTTTCGATAGCTTAGAACGAAACAAAAGCCCGTAATCGTCCTCCATAAGCTCCAACAGCTTACCCACAGGCTCATAGCTTGAGTGCATCCAAAGGTGCGCAATGCGAGGCTTCCCAGAAGTTGGGCCGTTCTCGCTAATCGTCTTGCGATAACATCCTTTTTCCATGATGTCACCGTCACTGTCTACATTGCCAAATCGAGAGGCGTAGCCTGTGACTATGCCCTCTTTCATGTCAACGTCTTTGACAATTAGCTCGCCTATGTTCTTTATCGTATAGCTCACGAGTGCAAATTTACAAGGGGGCGAATCTTACCTTCCCGAGAAGCTCGCCTGACCATCCGCGCGAACATGAACAACAGAGCATCTGCAGTTGCAGCGGTTGTCCGCACCTCCCGATGGGTCACCTGGCTGCGCCATCAACGTACCGCCTACGCTGAACTTTTCATCTAAGGCCACCTCTTGCCCGTTGGCATCTATGTGCGGCTCCCGTGTTCTGCTGTCTACCTTGGCAAGCCATCGCTTGTTAAGCGTTAGCCCTAGCTCTTGAGCGGTCGTCCTTGCCCCTAATGCCGCCCCGTAGTTCTGAGCCGTTACGATCTCGGTTCTCGCTATCAGCTCGCTCCTCCACACGCCAACCTTCCGCCAATTCACGGGAATGCGATCTTCTAACAGCTTCATGATTTGGGTCAGGTTCATGCCCTTATCAATCCCCTGCGCTATGGTAAGCTGCACCAAGCGAGTAGCGATATTGTTGGAAGTGTTTATTATGCTCGTGATATAGGTGGCCGTCTGCTGCGTAAGGTAGTTGGCCATGCCCTCCGTCCAAACGTATTCAAATTGCGGCAAAGTGTCGGCCTTCGTTATCAGATTCGGCTTGTACGCCTTCTCCTCTTTCACTAGGCGATCTCTTTCCCACCGCGCAGCCTCTACACCCACCTCTTTGTATAAGTCGTTAAAAGTGCCGATAATGTTATCGTGCCGCATGACGGAACGGATGCCGCTTGCCACATCTTCAGGGCGCGAACTGATTTTGATAAGCTCCATGACAGGGGCTATCTGCGCATCTAGCTCCCGCTTAAACCGCTTCCGGTATTTGGTGATGTATTTTGCCCGCCATTTGTTGACAGCGTTCCATTGGGCTTTTTCCCATCTATTCACGGGGCAGGCTGTCAGCGTTTGCGTTGGCCATCATTTGGGGAATATCCATTCCCGACAATAAAAGCGGCTGCATCCCCGCGCTGATGTAGACCTCATCCATGCCCTCTACTTCCAAAGGCTCCATACCCATCTGCGCACGCTTCTCGTTTAGGGTGAGCCAATCGGCCTTTGAAAGCCAATCAGCGAGTTTGCCCATGTCTTTCTGAAGCTCGGGGATATTGGATGTAACGGATTTCAAGTAATAGCTTCCATCCTTCAGATCAGAATAGCGGGGGAGTAGCTTTCTTGTGTAGTCATCCAATAAGCGGTCAACGATTGGAAGGATGCTATCCGTCCATGCCATCTGCCGCGCCTCGGCTAGGTTGGTGTACGTCTTGCCTTGTGCAGAATTGAATAGCATATCCTGAAGGCCGAAGGCGTTGCACATATCGGCCAAAGTGAACTCCAAAGTGTCGAGAATGG